AGGAAGATGGCTTGCCCACGAACGTAAACACAGCCGAGCATACCGCTCCCAGAGCGTATGATTGAATGTCGTAACAAGAGTTACAGTGTTGGTATCGTCCACATGAACACCTTATCTGCCCGCATCTCCAGTTCCAATTTCATGCCCATCTTTTCCAGGTATCTCATAGGCTCTTCAGCTGTATGCCCAAAACGCTCAGGAGGGGTCTTTCCTACTTCAAGCATAATAACAGGCCGACACCGCAGAATCGTAGCATAAGCCCCTATGAGAACATCCAGCTCGGCTCCCTCAACATCAATCTTGATGAAGTCACAGTGGGATAAATTCAATTCATCTAAGGTAGCGACAAGGACTGGCCCGTTTAGGCCAGATTGCATGAAACGTGCGCCAGTATTCCCTTGCCGCTTGGGCAGCGGGTCCGCCAACATCCGTCCTCTTCCATGGGACCTGCCTACTGCCACATTGTGAAGATGCACCGTTCCTGGCACGGCTGCTACGTTCTTAACCAAACATGCATAGTTAGTCGGATCAGGTTCAAAAGCGTACACCTCAGTAAACTGTTCTATCATGACTCGTGTCCACAACCCAACATGCGCACCAATGTCTATCGCCACATGCTTCGTCGGGCAGTAGCTCATCCCCGCCCATAGGCGTTCAATAAGATAATTCCCGGTCTTTTCAACCGTCTCCCTGAAATGCGTGTCGGATGCAGGAAGCCAGATATTGTTGACCTGAACCAGATCCCCTGTTTTTGCGTCTATTTCCAGGCCCATGGAAAAATCAGGTTTTGATTCTGGCATAACAAGGCACTCCAAATCTGTTCTCGTAGCTCTTCAATATCTCCGCCCATTTGTTAGGCTTCCACACAAGCGTATTACTGTTCCCGCTACCGTCGGGGAAAGGTTTTCCTCTCGCATATGTACCCACAATAACCCAAACCTTCCGCTGCGCTAAGGAAAACATTTCTTCTAATACCCAGTCTATATCCTCTGGCGTCAAATGTTCAAGAACGTCTTTTGTCACAACATAGTCAAACGTCCCTTGAGGAGGCGTAGCCCAGACAGAAACCGCAGGATCGTATCCTGTGACTAAAGCAACACCAGGAACATCCCACGTCTGGTCTCGAATATACTCCCCCTTCCCACAGCCATAGTCTAAAACCGTATACGCTGCATCAGGAGGCACTTCCTCGCGCATCTGACGCGCACAAGGTAACCCGCGCCCTTTCCATTGCTTGATTTGGCCATGCCGATGCCACTCCGTATACTTGGCAATAAGCGCCTGACATTGAGGGCTTGGATGTTCTCTAGAGTATTTCATGTTGCTTATATGTTAGCTAAGAGGTCAGACGCTCCGCCACAGACGCAGCATCTGACCTCAGCTTCTGCTGTGGTGTAGGAAAATCAGCAGAAGGCGGTGATTCACGCTCGGACTTCGTCCTCCCACTCCGAGGTGAAATTAAATGATCCTCGATGGATGCCAGGAATGCCCATTGTATAATGAATAGCCTTGGGCAATTGGTCAGTCACACCCTGGGGTTCAAGATGGTTCCAAGCAGCCGGTAAAGAGCCAATATGTTGATCCAACACCCATTGAAATCGATGGAGATATGCCCCGGACTGGGAGTTTATCGTGTGAAGGGCTAACGTTCGGCTTGCTTCATGCCCACAGTTCCACAGGATGAGGCTACTCCAATTCTTCCGAGGATACTGTGCCTGAGGAATGCCCCCCATCTTTGTTGTCTCCTCTGGCTGGTAATTATGTTTGACAACCTGCACGGCATACCTTGAATCGCGCAGTGCCCAGAGTTCAGAAATGTCAGCCTGGAAGAGGAAGTCAGCATCAACAAAGAGTGCCCAGCCCTGGTAGCCACACAAGGCGGGGACCAGAAAACGAGTGTACGTAAACTCCGTCGAGGCACGAGGATCTCGGTCCCGGATATACAAACCGAGGGAACGAAGTATGCGTTGATCTAGGAGAAAGATTTGCAAGGGGTGGTCTGTTCGACGCCAAATAGACTTCTGACAAATAAGGCTAGCGAGCCCCTCGCCGCCGTCATACCCAATAAAAATGCGAATCGACTCCGTCATGCCGCCTGCTTTTTCTTTTCTAGCCGAACTCTCCCAGAGACGCGAATAATACGCGGCGTAGTCGCATTCTCCATAATCAGATTGCCTTTCAAGTCCTGGTCATAAACCTCAACCCAGCCCTCATCACTGTCTGCCTCACAGTAGTTATCAAGCAAAATTCCATTGAAGTAGACGGCAATAATGTCACTTTCTTTGCTATAATAGGGCGATTCCTTGTCAACTGAGATATGTGTTATCTTTTCCATTCGACACCGCCTTCTTCTCCCTCCTGGGTGTATCCATACGCTTTAACAAGATCCTCCCCGCCTCTTTCTTTCCATCGCTTATCAAGGTCAGGTGTCCAGATGTCTTGCCAACGGCTATGTTGAGGCTGATACGTTCGTGTCCCCCCAATCATCTGCGCCGCGATTGTTTCTGCGTCTATCTCAACCTCTAAAATGTCGGCTAGAACCTGAACATGTATTTCTCTGCTTGGCCCAACCATATCTTCAAAACGAAAGACGAGACGATGTCTTGGCCAATCCACAAACTGAGAGGCTCGCATAAAAAAGCGTGGCGTCATCATGTGCTCTAAAGATGTCCGTGCTTCTGTTGCAGTTAAAGGATTGTGACGGTATTGCCAGCGATATGCCGAAATCAATACATTTCGGGGATCGCGAATGATGCCGATAAACTGATGCTTGCCGATATCGGCAGGATAGGGGATATGCGTATAGGCAACTTCGTGCTCGCCAAGGGTACAGAATCCAGGGCCATACGGCTCGTGCCTCCATTCCCTTTTCGTCACCGTTCGGCTGAACTTATCAGGGGCAGGCGTCCAGCCCATCAACTCCACAGCGCGCTGTAGGAGACGAACACCGCTCTTTTGCAAGCCATTGCAGATTACACCCATATCATTTCCCCGTCGTGGCAGAACGATAAATCACTTGTAGAGTGTTACGTGTCCCGCTAATAGGGCGACACCCATGCCAGCTCGTAGCAGATCGGACAAAGCCAAGCATCGTATTTGGGCGGTAGGATACAAGCTGTGTGTTGGGCAGAGTATCCTCCGCTGCGGTATAAAGACGAGTTCCCCAAGCAGCGTGTTGGCGATTCTGCGCGAGGTAAAAGATAAGCGTTACGATCTTGCTCTTAGCATCCGTATGCGGAGCTAGGTAGTAGCCAGGCAAATCTTGAAAGAGACGAATGTCAATCATGCCGTAGTCAGGCAAGTCTAGCCGCTCAAACCTTTTCCGTACCCAGTGCCACAAGTCGTCGCTCCTCAATTCAGCATCCAATGCCCGCCAAATGTCGGAGTCTAAGGACCCGAGAGGACAATCTAGACGATGTGCCTTGCCCCGCTCATTCTTGATTTTGGCATCGTAGACCTCGGATGGGGGGATTGTCTGAAGAAGAAGCTGATAGTCTTCTTCCTGAAAGACATTCTCCGCTAAGACGTGAGGAAAAGGCTGAAAAATGGTATCTGTTACCCGTAATACGTCCCAATTCAGCATAGCTATTCTTTCTTATCTGTCCGCTTAACCGGCACAACATGACCAGAATAAGCGCAATCTTCTCGTTTTTGTCTCGGGTGAACGTGCTTAGCAATTTCTCCGACAAGCCGCCCTTTAGAATCTACCCAAACGCGATGGGGAGCGTACTCCTTTCCTATCCGGCTATTGGGACAAATGACTTTTTCTTGTTCATCCGGTTTTCGTCCACTAGCAGGCATCACGCCCCCTTTTTCTTCGTGGCATACAGCCACATTCCTTTTGAACGAGTCGTGCGGAGATACCCAAAGGGGGCTAAGAAAGCCGCAATAGAGCCTGCGGACACCCCAAACCGCTCACCATGCCCTTTCTCTTCTACAAGGATCAGTGGCCGACATCGAGCAATAGTCTGACGGCTCCCATGAAGAGCCGCCAATTCCATTCCTTCAATATTCAGCTTTATGAGATCCACATCCCTAAAAGCAAACTCATCGAGTGGCACTAAGGAAACAGGCCCTGTGTCTTCTCGAAGATAGAAGAAATCTCGATTGCTCGCATCAGGATTGCCTAGTCTGGCATAGCCTGCTTTATTGCTCAGTCCTTCGGGGTGTAACGTCATGCAGTCATATACATACGTGTTTGCAGTGAGCGCTGGATGAACAAAACCGTTTGGCTCAAACATCTCGACATGCTGGAAAAAGGGAGGGAGTAAGCGGGCGAAGAATCCCTTATAGGCCCCGCCATCAATAGCCCGCCGCCCCCGTCCTTGTAGCAAAGCAGCGACCACGATATCAACTGAGTTTTGCAGAGCCCGCTCTACTTTATCCCACGACGACATCTTTTTCCCGTTCTTCGCTAATCATCCATATAATACCTGGATATTCCGTTGCAATAGATCTGGTCATATCTTCCCACCAACTGATCGGCTGCACGGTAATATGGGCGTTTCGTCCATCAGGGAGATTCTTTTGGGCTGGAGTTGTCCCCACAGCAATGAAAACAAACTTCTGGGCATACTGGAAAATGTCACGCAACACAAACGGTGCATCGTGTTCATATAAATGCTCCAGAACGCTGCAGCAGTAAACGCCATCAAAAGAACCTTCGGGTCGTTTTGCCCATTCACCGCAGGCAGGGTCATATCCCGTTAATACCCCCACTCCGAGCCCTTCCTGCCACGAGTCGATATAAACACCAAGCTTGCCGTGCAATACCTTAGACTCAGTGTTGAACTGCCGCCCTTTCCCACACCCGTAGTCCAGCAGAGAAAGGGCGTGTGTCTCTTTCACCAAATCCCGTATCTCCCAGTAATAGTTAAAACAGCCGATCCCTTGAAAATGCCTCTCTCGATGCATCTTCTGATACTGCTTCTGAAGCCGGATGCCCTCGTCACTCAGCGGCATGCAATTTGTTCCCTCAGGATCTTCCAGGCCAGTCCTGATTCCATTTCTTGGACATTAAACTGACAATACGCCATATCTGCCAGCCACTGTCGGCGCACTGCGTCAGAGGGGATAAAAAGGTCGTCTATATTCTCCTCTTGTGTACGAGCCAGTGGTCTCGCTATCCCATCCCCAGTGACGATAACAGGAACCCCAGCAGTAAGCGCCTCAACGGCAGCATTGCTGCCAAAGGTCACCAGTGCCCAAGCATCGGGGAGAAGGTGAGCAAGCAGTTCAGGCGGCCGCGAAAACCGTGCTCCAGAAAGGGACACCGCCTCTTTCCATGACGGCTTCGGTCTATAAATAAGGGGACGATTTGTGTACTTACCAACCCGCTTCAGGGACTTCCGTGCCCATTCGGTCATCGGGTCCACACTTTGCCCGGTATGCAGCCCATGCCATTTGGCATACTTAAGTGACCCTCCTGCAATAATAATGTGGCTCCCTTGCGTTCGCATCGGGAGCATGTTCACAGACAGTGCACGTAGCCGATCATCAGGCCGTGGAGTTTTCTGGAAGTAGGCAAGCGGCTGGAAGCTGTTTACGCTCATCCTAAAATAGGCACTCCGCCCGCCAAGATACCCTTTATCGATATAGACCGTGTGTTTTCCTGCTTCAAGATGATTGTCAAGGAGGCGACGGGAATACCCTTTAACGCCAATCATGACCGCCACATCAGTACGTGGATTCGGGGCAGGGTAGGAAGCCGGACGAACGACCTCACAGGTGTCTGTACGGCTACGCTTTACCCCCTCACAGAATGAGGCGGCCAGCTTGTCTTCTCGGTCTTTCTCCACGGCAAAGAAGGTGACGTGCATGCTAGTCTCCTGATCCCCTTGAATAATGAACTCGCCGTGCCGCTCGCTGGAGAAATCCCGCACGAATACCCCCCTTCGCCTCTCTTCCACAAAGTGGAGTTGATTTCTGTTCTATCCCCTCTATAGCGAAATAGTCTTCCGTTTTCATGTTCCCATATAAATTACAATAAAGCTCATTACTCGTAAAAATAACTGAGTATCTACAGTCCATACAAACGTTGCCCATCATGGAAGCTCTCCCAATTGATTGCTGATAAACTTCCACGCTCGTCCGTTCCGAAGTTCTTGCATGGACGTTTGGCAGTATGCTAGATCGGCACAGAACTGGAGACGAACGTCTTGAGAAATCGGGTCCTTGCAACTCAAAACATACGCAGGGTGGTCGCTCCCTACCACTTCACAGGGGACTCCTTCAATCAACCCGTCTATGGCTGTGTTACTCCGGTATGTATAAACCAAAAGGGATCTCTGCAATTCCTCCGATAATAACCCATCAGCGTAGCGCGTGCCTGGGATAGGGCGTCTGCTTACCCTGCAAGCAGGCTTAGGTCGCCAGGCAATAGGGGGAGGATCTTTGCCCACCCAGTCGCCCCATTGCCTTTTAAACTTTTCGATCAGCTCGACATGAAACTCCCAGCTCGGCCCCAATCCCCAGGCTTGCGTTTGCTTGTCACTCATGCCAGCAACCAAGACCGCGCCAGCTTGACTTGTTTCTCGCCACGGTTTTATAGGCCGATTAAACGCCAGAAACCGTTCTGGTTCACGTCCTTGCTGAAAATACTTAGTAGGCTGATGGGCATTTAAAGCAAAGCGATGATGCTGAGGGTGGGGTTCGTGCTTCCTGCCCCAATACGGGAGGTCAAAAAAAACGTTAGGGGTCTTGCTTTCCCAGAGAAGATGGGCCAAGTCCATCAACTTTCCCGAGAGACCATACCAACACACGATGTCGCCGTGTATGCCTTTTTTGTATTCCTGTTCAGTATAGATGGCGACTTTATCACCCAGGTCTGCCTGCGCAATACCCGCCATAAGGGTATTGATAACAGACCGCCCACGAGAACTGGAAGCATCATAGTACAGGGCAATGTGACGCATCAGGTAATCCTCCCAATAATCCGCAACGGGCTATCTTTTCTCCACGGATGGCTTTGTCGAATCTCTTCTAAAGTCCATTGGTGATAGGCCAGGCGGATGAAGAACTCCTCGCGGTTGTCTGGATAACAGGGCGTGAGAACTTCCTCCAAGGATTCATTTCCCATAGACTGCGCAGCGCAAGGATGTAACGCTAAGATAGGACGCCCTTCAAGGAGCGCTTCGATTAGCCCTTTAGTATGGTAACCCGCCACACTGTGCCACGATCCTTTGCGTAACACATCCCGCAGGGGTTCATCTTTCTGGTCATACCGTTTCTCGCGCATGGCCACAGGCATATTTGTCGCAGTATGCAACGCCCTCTGCAATTCGCGATTCACGCTGGGATACTCGAATCCTAAGTTTCCACATTGCTTACGAGACAGCCCAAGGGCGAGGATCTTACTGCCACTTTTCCGCCACCGGTGTATCGACTCCCCTAGCGCCCGCCAACGATCTCCCGAAGGGCAAGGCAATTCCCAGAGGACGCGATGCGCCTGTTTGGCATTGTAGGTGACACTATAATACCCTTTGAAGTGACCCCGCTGAATATATCCGTTGTCGATATGCAAGAGCCGCTTAAAAGCATGACGGTCTGCAAATATTCGCTCGGTCCCGTGGAAATCCCCCCAGATAGCTATAAGGTCGGCTTCTGTCTCATCTCCTTGGGGATACTCCCAGCTATCCCGTATTTCAATAGCATAGTGACGACGCTCTAATCCTGCCGCAACAGCAGACATGATACGCCGAGTCTTGGGAAGATTACGGGAGGTCTCGTACACGAGGGCTTGAGGCATCAGCCTACCCCCCAGCCATACCAAAAGGCACAGTAAGCAATCCAGAGACATGTTCCCGTAAAGAAAACAAAGACAAGGCCCGTCACATCAAAAGGGAAATCTTGAGAATAGGGGGAGTAAGCACGAAGATACATCACAAACACGCACACGAACCAACTCACACGATATGTAGAGATGTTCCAGTCTAGCCAGTACATAATATGCGGCCACCAGCGGCCGTCCATATAATCACCGAGCATGCTACTTTTTCTCTTCTCCCGGATGGATTAACGACGCTAGATTTTCAGGGTCAAGGAAATCCCCCTCCTGCTGAAGGGTGGCAGCAGGAGGGGATAGGTTCTCCTGCTGCAGGAATGGTGGCGCAGCAGGAGAAAGACCCTGCTGTGATGGAGCGGAAACAGCAGGGAACGGTTGCTTCGACGTGCGTCGAGCTGCCCCCCGGCGCGGAGATGGGGAGGAGGACATCAAACCCCCACCTGTCCTCGAAGCATCCGAAGATTTGAGTATACCACTAGAATCAAAGAAATGAGACCATGCCAAACCGGCTTCTAATTCCGGGATATTCCACTGACGGTATGCAAGGTCGTAAAAAAACTGATTTCGTTCCGGCCTGAGAGGATTCTTTATTGTCTCTACTGTCAGAGCAGCATGGCCCATCGTCGGGCAAACTGACCCTGGACCAAGAGGATAAATTGGCACGCCAGCAAGTAAAGCTTCGACAAGAGAATTAGAATTATATGCAATCAAACCCGCACATCCCTTTAAATCTTCGGCAAGTAGGTTGCCCTTGCTCTGCCTCACTCCTGTCTCAGCGGCCATGTGTAATCTTCGACTCGAATGGTCATCTGGATGGGGCCGCCAAACAATTTGTTTGTTTGTCAGACTTCGTAGCCGAGATACGGTCTCGACAAGCCACTGACCAGGCTGTACGCCACCAAGTGCAGCGTCATGTGGTTTCTGGCCACACACGAGGAAATGCCCCTCTGTCGGATCTTGCCATCTCGCCATAGAAAGACCCAATGATTTCCAACGGTCAGAAGGCATAGGCGAGGGAGGCGGGTCTCCCCAGCCGTTTAGCCCATTAAGATTCACAGACCAATACACTTCTTCAGGGTTTTGTCGTGCTTCTGCTACTGTTCCGCGTTTCAGATATCCTAAATCTATAATAAGAACGTGTGTATCATGTGCACGTTGATCGGGGAGCATCCGATTAAGAGGCTCTTTCATGCCGAACATGATGCCTACGGTGCATGATTCGTAGTCATTTGCTCCATACGTAGATGCGCCGCGAAGGACAAGAGGAAGGGTACTAACTGTGCGAATGCCGCGTTGAAAGGCGACCATCGGCAGAAAGCCGTGGCCTGCATACATCAGAACTCGTGCCATAAAACTCCCCTACACGTCGTTTTTTGGCTAAGAACAAAAAGACTTTTGGCGTCTTCACATCCCACCCAAACTTACGGTGAGCCTAACGTGAGACTCATAGGGGGGGGGCGTGATGACGCCGAAAGTCACCAAGTGACAGACTTGAAAGCCTGCCCCGGACATGGGTTAATCAGTTATAAGCAAGGCCCCTGGACCTGATCGAGTATCTGAGGCAGACAGATCCCAGTTCGTTGAGGTTGCAACAGCTGCGTCAGTCGGATTCGATCCCCCATTAGTGGTATCCCACTTAAAACCCCGCACACGAAGATTGAACGCAAACTCCCCCTGGATTCTAAATGCCAAGTTCTCTAGCCCAGTGACAGGTTCACTCAACACATCGCGTTCTTCCGACTCTTGGACACGAACCGCATCCTCTACAAGCAATAAGGTCCGATAGACTGATTCCGAAGAACCAGAAGTCTCCACCAGGTTCGTACTGTCGGTCACGATCACTGGTTTGCCAAAAGACGCAATATCACCGGTGTTAATTGATACACCGGCAACATCAACTATGTTATCGGTAATCGCTTGTTTCATGAGGTCATAGTATGGTTTCGAGTGCATGACTAGAGCTACAACTCGGCCACCTGCATCACCTAACTTAGCCAGGGCACTCAGAAGTAATGTGTGGGACATGGTATCAGTCCCTGCCCCAGTCGAGGCATCATGGGTCAAGGCTGTTTGCCCGAGTAAGGACGCCACACCGGCTGAAACAGCCATGTTGACATAATCAACCATAACGGCTTTCGCAATCTGCTGCCCCAAGAGAAACGACATGGTCTGTTGGTTCTCTGATATCTTCCGCCACGCGTCAAGCGTCTGGGAGACAGGGCCAATTTTTCGATTGATCTTCACGCCGATAAACTCATCTTGGGTCATCGCCAAGTCCGTAGCAGTAGCTACGCTGGTCGTATCGCGTCGTGTGATTAGACTCGATACTTCCTGCATGAAACTCTCTTTCTCGTAGTCGCCTTTACGACGCAACGGCTGAAGGCGCAGCCCATTTCGGCTTGCGCTATTAAACGCATCCGACATCTGTTGCTGGATTTCGGTAAAACCGCCAAAGAACTCCTCATCATAGATGGTAAAATCACTTGCTTTGCCAATTGCCACAGATCATCTCGATATCCCCACACCAAAGGTTTCGTATTACTCACCGGACGGGAGATCTAGATACGCATCTTGCCCATACTCACCAATGAAAGCAGCTTTTCTCTCAGGCGTGCCCAATTCTTTTTTTGAGTGTGCCCGATTGCCTTTGCTGTCTCCATTTCCACTGCCACCTGCGCCGCCACCAGCACTTGATTTGAATAGGTACTTGGCCTCTGCGCCAATCCCATCTATCCATTCTTCCATACTGATCTTTTTTACGCCATCGGGACCTCGGATCAGATCGCCGAGATCATCATAGGCGGCAGGCTCACCGTCCTCATCCATTTTCCATACCCCGTTTGCACGGAGAAGAAAATCTTGAGGGTCTTGAGTTCCGAAGATCACTATTCAGCCGTTCTTTTTCCGTATCGAGTTCTCCAATACGGCCGTCTCGGGCTTCCAGTTCCTTCTTGTGATCTGCCCGCATCTTTCGTGTGACACGGTCCAGCCGTTCTTCAAAATTATCGTCGCCTTTCCCGTCGTCCGATCCGTCCGTCTGTTTTTCTTGCCACGTATGAAACGCCGAAAGTTCCTCATCAGACATAGCTGATAAGGCCGCCCACCTAGTCAGGTCGACGTCCTTGAACTTTCCTATCGCTTCATTGGCTTTTTTGCGCTTTTCTCGTTCCTGATCGAGTGCCGTCTTTAGAGTCACAACACTAGGATGTTTATCCATTTCTGCATCGAGCAAGAATCCGCCTTCCGTCTCTACATACAGCGGCTTAAACGCCTCCTCTACACCGTCAAGGGTCTCTACAAATGGGGCTATTGCCATTCTTTATCCTTTCCCGGTACGCCACAGACGCCCGAGCTTATCTGCGTCTCAACACGCCACAGACGGTTGAGCAGTGTTTGGTGTGCAACCAGCAAACACAGACCCCGACCGAAAACGGGGTTTGTTTATCTGCATTTTAAAAAGAAAAGAGGGGGAATGTCAATCGATAACGCAAAAAAGGGCAGCAGGGTTTTATCCTGCTGCCCTTTTCCAGACCATGCCGTGCCTGACCAAACCCTATCCTGTCACGCCATGAAAAATCTCAGTTACTCGACTATTTCAGCAAGGATTAAAATCCAAGTCTGCATACGATGCACACATGAATGGGCGCCACGGCCACAAGCGACCCCGCTCACCTGTCCGCGATGCCGAAGCCCGTACTGGAACACCCCGAGAAAGAGAAAAAAAGAAGAGACTACGCCGTCTGAGCGGCCAATTTCTGTTGCAAAGCAGCCACAGTAAGAGGCTGACCTTTGAAATCCACAAGGTCGGTGAAACTGAGCTGCCCACTCCTCCATAAGTTCCAGCGTGTAGGCCCAAGAACCTGCGCGCCAAAACCAGGAGAGGCAGCATCTTTTTGCCGCAACCAGGTAGGAAAAGTGGTTGTACGAGGGACCAGCCCATCCATGGAAGATCGAGCCTGGAAAATCCGCTCTTTTATTTCGGCATCAGTGAAACCTGCTTGTCCCATACGCCGCTCATAGGATTTGCGGATAGACGAACGGCGGCCATTAACCGTCACTGCCTGACTGTTCGACAATTCCGCCCAAGACTTTGTTTGTGGCACCCAGGCCGAACGGCAAGAAAAATGTGCAGCGCCTGCGCCGCCCAATGCAGGGTACGAGTGCCCTACCGGCTCATCATCAAGTGTGTACACTCTCCCATCACGAACTTGACAGATAAGGCTTGTTCTTGCATCTAAAGTGCTATGCCATAGCTTCCCCTTTATAATGTCCTTATGCTCGTTCATGACCTCACTACGAATCTTATTTGCTGCTGTCTGGACAGAGGAGCGTATCAGCCGTTCCGCACTAGTACGTGAAACCCGCATAATGCCGTCCTTAAAGCCCCCTGCTCGTGTTCCGCGTACGCGTTGCAGCAGCTGAGCCAGCGGTTCGCCCTGGAGCATGCCTTGTCGCATTTCGTCCATAAAAAGATCCTGTAAAGTAGAGGCTCGTCGCTTCCACCACTCCTTGCTCGGAGCACCTTGAATAAGCGTATCGGTTGTCAAAGTTTTAAGAGAAGCCGCATCAAGTGTCGGGGTTACGAGGTCTATCCCCAGAGCTTCGTTCAGAGATTGGATGACAAACGTTTGTTCTACCTGCGCCATACTCGTGACAGATGCCTGGGTTATTCGACGTATGTCTTGGTAACTCTCGCGAATCGTCATCTGAGTCTCAGTCAAGAGGGACTGGAGCCGCCGACGCTGAAAGGCAGTCCGAGTAGGGCCCGTCGGATCGGAGGAGGCAAGGTTTTTGACGAGATTGCGCTCCAAGTTACGGAGCAAAATAAAAACATCAGACTGGATACTTGCCTCGACTCGTGCCAGATCAACCGCATGTGTCGTAAACGAGTCGACAAGAGTTTCATTCACAGAAGGCATAGGGGGAGTATGTCACAAAAAAGCCGCGCCCGGTATAACCAGGCTTTTGAGCATGTCGAGTTTTGTCCTGTCTTGTCGTGTCCAGTCCAGTCTTGTCCTGTCGTGTCCCGTCGTGTCGGGTCATGTCGCGTCCGGTCCTGTCGCGTCGCGTCGCGTCAGGTCCTGTCAGGAAAAACAGCCTCCTTGTCTGAGTGATAAACACGTCCTGTCTGGTCGGGTCGAGTCGTGTCCAGTCTCGTCATGTCGTGTCGGGTCATGTCGTGTCGCGTCTGGTCGTGTCCAGTCGCGTCGTGTCGTGTCGTGTCGCGTCCGGTCCCGTCAGGAAAAACAGCCTCCTTGTCTGAGTGATAAACACGTCCAGTCTTGTCGTGTCCAGTCTCGTCATGTCGAGTCAGGTCATGTC